AAACACAAACGCTAGGAAAATGTGATGTCTGAAGAAACAATTGATCGGGCTCCTCGCGCCTCTAAGACTAGATCGGCTAAACCCCGCAGACAGCCTTGGAAACCCCCATCCCTATTGGATGCTCCCGACCCGCCGCAAGGCTACGCCCACCGTTGGATTCGCTCTGAAATCAGGGGCTTTGACGACCGTAAAAACATTTCTGCCCGCATGAGAGAAGGGTGGGAATTGGTCCGAAAAGACGAATACCCAGATTTTGAAGCACCCACATTGGACAGTGGCCGATACGAAGGAGTATTCGGCGTGGGAGGATTGTTGCTGGCTCGTATACCAATTGAGATTGTAGAAGAGCGTAAGTCGTACTTCAATAAGATGAGCGAAGATGCGATGCAGGCTGTTGATAACGATCTTTTGAAAGAGACCCAGCATCATTCGATGGCGATTCAGAAACCTGAACGTCAATCGCGTGTTACCTTTGGAGGCCCCAAAGTCATTCGACTTTGGGAGTACTGTTTTAACCCCATTGCTTTGAGGAGCATGAGAAATGGCTAACATTAACGGAAGCTTCGGCCTCCGTCCGCTTAACAAACTAGGCGGCGGAGCCAATTCCACTGGTCTTACGGGGTATACTTCATACGAAATCGCTTCGGACAACACTGGCAAAATCTATCACGGACAGATTGTGGTTCCCCTCGCTTCGGGATACATCGACCATACATCTAATGCCGCTGGTGGTACTGTTAGTGCTCTGGGTGTGTTTCAAGGATGTGAGTATGTCTCTAGCACCACTGGAAAACCAACTTGGAGTAACTACTGGCCCGGTTCCGGGGCGGATAGTAACCACCCGGTTAAAGCCTTTATTAACGATGATCCAAGCCAACTATATGTAGTTGCAACGGATGCTTCGTGGACAAGCAAGGCAACGGCACGCGCAAGTGTGTTTTTGAATGCTAGTACGTCTACGGGTATAACAGGCACCGATGCTACAGGTGTGTCGTTGGGTCGTTTGGCTATCAGTACCCTAGCAACAACCAATAGCCTTACTTTGCGGGTTATGGGTTGGACTGAGGATTCTATGAACGAGGATTTCGCAGCCGCTGGGATTGGCGCAATCGTCAGGTTGAACAACAGCTTTAATGCACCTACGGGTTCCATTTCTGCTGGTTCTGTTTCAACTACTGGCGTATAGGAGGGTTTGAAAAATGGCTATTAGTAGAGCGCAACTCGTAAAAGAGTTGGAACCCGGCCTGAACGCGTTGTTTGGAATGGAATACGATCAGTATGATCGTGAGCATGAACAGATCTTTTCAATGGAAAGTTCGGATCGTGCTTTTGAAGAAGAAGTGATGCTCAGTGGTTTTGGAGCAGCACCGACGAAAGGTGAAGGCAGTGCCGTATCTTTCGATGACGCGCAGGAAGCATATACTGCTCGTTATACGATGGAGACAATCGCGCTTGCTTTCTCGATCACAGAAGAAGCTGTTGAGGACAACCTTTATGACCGACTTGCAAGTCGGTACACGAGGGCCCTTGCTCGTAGTATGAGCCAGACAAAACAGGTTAAGGCCGCAGCGGTTCTTAACAATGCGTTTGACAGTGGCTTCACAGGTGGCGATGGAATCGAGCTTTGTGCTACGGACCATCCTCTTGTTACGGGTAATACCTTCCGTAATGAGCTTGCAGTGGCTTCGGATCTTAACGAAACGAGTCTTGAGCAAGCCCTGATTGACATCGCTAGCTTTGTTGATGAGCGCGGCCTTAAAGTCGCGGTTCGCGGTATGAAGATGGTTATTCCAAAAGAACTTCAGTTCACGGCGGATCGTCTTCTTGAGTCGACTCTTCGACCCGGCAGTGCGGATAACGACATTAACGCCGTTCGGAACATGGGAATGCTTCCGGAAGGTTATGCCGTTAACCACTTCCTCAACGACACGGATGCGTTTTTCATTATGACGGATGCCCCTAACGGCCTGAAAGGTTTTAACCGGACGGCTGTGCGGACTTCCATGGAAGGCGACTTCGACACGGGTAACGTGCGGTATAAGGCTCGCGAACGTTATGCGTTTGGCTGGTCTGACCCTCGCGGCATCTTCGGCTCCCCCGGAGCCGCATAAGACTAAGGGGGAGGGGAAACTCTCCCCCAACTTATTCCTGGGAATTTCAGCCCTAGCGACTGTCCCAGCAGACGCTTACGAAGACTCTAGGGCCTATCTCTCGTAAGGAGAAACTCAAGATGGCTAATACTACTTTTAGCGGTGCCGTCCGTTCAGAAAACGGTTTTAAAGACATTAGCATTGCCGCAGCTACGGGTGCGATAACAACGAACAGTACTTTTAGTAACAACACGTCTATTGGTGGCACTCTTTCCGTAACTGGTGCAATTTCTGGCACGTCAACACTTACTGCCAGACGCTCTATTAACACCGATTTCAATGCCGCTGGAGCAAAAACACAGACCTTGACGGCGGCTGAATCAGGAACTTTGTTTTTGATTAACGGTGCGGCAGCAAATATTGTTAACCTTCCCGCGTTGGCTACAGGCAACGTAGGTGTAACCTATGAGTTTCAGCTTACTGTGGCTGTCGGCGGAAGCGTAACAACTACATTCGTACTTCCGGGTAGCGCGGTATCTAATTTCCAAGGCATGTTGTCCCTGGTGGCGGGTACAGCGGCTAACGCCGTTAGCGATGTTGCAGGCGATACATTGACGCTGCCAAACTCAACGGTAGCTAATGCCCGTATCTCGATGACTTGCGTTGCCGATGACGGAACCAACTCCACTTGGATGGCAACGGCCCTATCTACTCCTATTGCAACTATAAATTAATTTGTTTTGGGTGGGGGTTTAACAACTCCCACCCTTTCACAAGGAGTTTGGCATGGCTGATGCTGTAACAAAAACTACTGTAGAAGACGGTCCTAAAAGGGCTATTATTTACTGCACGAATACGAGCGATGGAAGTGGTGAGGCTGCTGTTGTTAAGGTAGACGTATCCGCACTTTCTTCCCTGCAAGACGGAACAGCTTGTACGGGTGTTCGCATTGAGAAGATTAAATTTTCTAATGTTGGGATGGGTGTCAAACTTCTTTGGGATGCTTCCACTGATGTTATTGCGGTAGAGCTCCCCGCTGATTATTCGGATACCCTAGATTACTCCGACATGAGTGGTCTTCCTAATGTTGCGGCCGCTGGAGGCAATACAGGAGACATCCAGCTTACTACGGTAGGTCACGGCAGTGGTGACACGTACTCGGTCGTTCTTCACTGCTTGAAACAGTACTAAGTAATATGTCTGATAATCTTGACAGAAAGAATGAGCTAGAGCTTGTCAAGATACAAGGCGACATAAAGCTTCTCTCGGAGAGGATACACATTATAAAAACAAATGATCTTTATCATGTCCAGAAATCTCTAGATTTGATTACTAAAATTCTATGGGGTGTGGGTATTTTAATATTAGGTCAACTTGCTATTGGTGTGCGTCTGGCTCTTTTTGGATAGGAATTAAGTATGGCAACGTCTGGTTCGGTTGATTTCAACTTAGACATGGCTGAAATTACGGAAGAGGCTTTTGAGCGGTGTGGCCTAGAGTTTAGGACGGGATATGACGCGAAAACGGCTCGTCGTTCTTTAAATCTTTTGTTTGCGGAATGGGCGAACAGAGGGTTAAATCTTTGGACGGTTGAGCAAGTTGTTCAGTCTTTAGCTAGGTACTCAACATCCTCCTCCGTATCCGAGTATCCAATAGGAACAATTACAGCTACGGTGGGGTCCTCCACAGATTTAATCGTTGGGCGCACCATAACAGGGTCAACCAGCGGAACAACGGCTTCCGTCATTACCAAGCCCAGCTCAACAACCATAACAATTACGGTGCCTACCGGATTGTTTACGGCCGGCGAGACTATAGCCAGTTCCGCCAGTGATGAGTCCGGAGTGTCTACTACTATATCAGCAGACCCGAGTCTGAGCGATGTTCAATCTTCCGTAAGCGTTCTTGAGGCGGTTATTCGGAGAAGTGGCTCAGATGTTGGGATTAGCCGAATTAGTCGAGGTGATTATATAGACACTCCTGATAAAAACACCCAAGGAAGACCGTCTCAGTTTTTTGTTAACCGCCAGGTTACGCCAACGATCACAATGTGGCCTGCTCCGGAAAACTCAACAGATCAGCTGATTTATTACAGAGTTCGACGAATTCAGGACGCTGACTCTGGTATTAACACTCCGGACATTCCGTTTCGGTTTTTGCCCTGTCTTACGGCTGGTTTGGCTTACTTCATTGCTATGAAGCGGTCTCCTGACCGCTTGAGCTTTCTTAAAGCAATTTATGAGGAGGAGTTTCAGAGAGCAGCCTCGGAGGACAGTGAGCGTACTGCTCTTCGTCTTGTTCCGTCCTTTTCCTCCCTGAGTATTAGTTGATGTCTCGTTACGCTGCCGGAACACATTCCAAAGGCATATCCGACAGGTCCGGAAGGGCCTATCCGCTTCGTGTAATGCTGAAGGAGTGGAACGGAAGTTTAGTGGGACCCGACGAGTATGAATCAAAACAACCACAGATAGAACCGAAACGAGTTAGGTCTGATCCGCAGGCGTTACGGACAAGCCGTCCAGATTCCGTTGAACCTGCGGTAGCAGCAATTCTTCCTTTAAATCCTTTTCAATCTTCAACTAGCGGTTCTGCTGTTATAACCGTTAACGAGCCTGGCCACGGTAGATCTACGGGAGATACGGTTCGTTTCAGAACCGTAGAGGCTTTTGATGGGTTTACCGCAGCCGTTATACAATCTTCAAGTGGATATTCCATAACCGTGCCAACCGATATTACTACTAAAGATGATTTTTATACGTTCACGGCTTCCAGCGGTACGGCTACGGTTGGTGATCTTGAAGGTGGCGGAGGAACTGCTTCTGCCGGACCCGTAACGCTTCCCGCATTGCCTGTTGTTGATTTAGGCAATGGGTATATCACCTAGTTAGGGGTCTAAGATGGCATATACATACACCACTTTGAAAACAGCTATACAGGATTACGTGCAAAGCACGGAGACAACGTTTGTCAGCCAACTTCCGCGTTTCATTCTAAACGCCGAAGAACGCATTTTAAAAGAATGTCAGCTTGATGTTTTCAGAAAAAATTCTACGGGCACCGCGAGTTCCGGTAATTCTTATCTGTCAAAGCCTAGTGACTTCCTCGCGCAAAACTCGTTAAGCGTTTTAAACGACTCCAACAAAGAGTTCTTGCTCTATAAGCAGGTTACTATGTTGCAGGACTACAATCCAAACCCCGCAACTACAGGCGTTCCTTTGTATTATGCCGATTGGGACGAAAACACGTTTCTGTTATCCCCGACACCTAACGACAATTTTACAATGGAATTACATTACTTCTACAGGCCAACGTCAATTACAGCAACGGCAAGTGGAACCAGTTATCTTGGAGATAACGCCGAACTGGCTCTTTTGTACGGCAGTCTTGTAGAAGCTTACACCTTTATGAAGGGCGAGGCCGATATTTTGGGTCTTTACAACCAACGATTCCAAGAATCTTTGCAATGGATGAAGAATTTAGGCGAGGGATTACAAACTAGGGACCAGTATCGATATGACCGTGTCCGAAGGGATGTGGCCTAATGTCGGAGCTTGCTGGCGTCAGCGAATTGGGAAATCCTTTGGTCTTTACTTCGGACAATAGCGGTCATTCCCCTGATCAGATGGCCGAAATGGCTTTAAACAAGATAATGATAGTCTCGGACACAGCTCCCCCTGTTATAAGAGATCAAGCATATGCTCACAGACAACGGTTGAAAGAAGTGTTAGTCTTTTATATGAATAAGATGTGTCAGAGCGAACGAACGACTATTTGGGCTTTGATGAAGAAACAGGGCCATGAGGACATGGCCGAGATTATAAGGAGGCTGTAATGGCTGTAGGAACATCCGGTATTTGCGGCACGTACAAAAGAGAGATAAACGCGGGAATCCATTTTTGGACCTCACATTCCCGTGGAGATGGTAGTTCCATAGCAGCGGATACATTTAAGCTGGCTATGTTCACAAACAGTTCGTCTATCGACGCGGACACTACGGGGTATACGACGAGCAATGAAGTTAGTGGTACTAACTACACGGCCGGAGGCGCGTCTATAGCGAGTGCTACGATTGGCCTTGGTGATAACAGTAGTTCTGTTCCCACAGCATTTATCGACATGGCTGACGTAACTTTTTCCACGGCTACTATTAGTAGTGCTCGCGGTGCTCTGATTTATAACTCTACGTTGGCTAATGCGGGAACCGCCGGAGATACTACTCACGCAGCCACACCGTCTGTTTGCGTAATTAACTTTGGCGCGGACAAGTCGTCTAGCGCGGGTGACTTTACCATTACGATGCCTGCCAACGACGCCAACAACGCATTGATTAGGATCGCCTAATGGCCGACAACCCTAACCTTGGAGGATGGGGAAGAGAAGCTTGGAACGCGGGTGCTTGGAATACTCCGTTTACTGTTGAGGTTACTGGTGTTTCTGCGGCTACGGCGGCTGGTAGTGTACAAGTAGATATTACCGTACCTGCTACAGGTGTTTCTGCGGCTACTGCGGTTGGCAGCGTACAGATAGACATTACTGTTGAGGTTACTGGTGTTTCCGCCGCTGCCGTTACCGGAACTCCGGTTGTATCGGGTAATGCTAATGCGGATCCTACGGGAGTTTCCGCCGCAACAGCGGTTGGCAGCGTACAGATAGATATAACGGTTCCCGTTACAGGACTCGAAGCCGCGACTGCTGTAGGGCGGGTTCTTATATGGGATCAAATAGTCCCCGGTCAAATTTCGGGATTTGTCCCAATAACTTACACACAAGAGCCTAATTGGACTAGTATAGCGGCATAGGAACGGAATCATGGCATCATCATTTACAACAAGTTTTGGTATTGAAAAAATAGGGTCCGGAGAGCAGTCCGGAGCTTGGGGAGATACCACAAATCACAACATAGATATTTTAGATCGTATTGCCTCGTATAAGTCTGTAGGTCTTTCCGGAACCACGCACACCCTTACCGTCAGGGAAGCTTCTCCTGGTGCAGGAACCGAGAACCTCCAAGACGGCATGTATCGAGTGATTAAGTTTACCGGAGCTTTGGGCGGCAACAATACTGTTACAATAGCGCCTAATACGTCGTCTGCTTTTTTCATTATTGAAAACGCCACTACGGATTCTGGTTCTAGTGGTCCTTACTCAGTAATTCTTACTCAGGGTTCTGGAGCAAACATCACTGTTCAGAATGGTAAATCTGCCATTGTTTACTGCGATGGAGCGGGATCTGGCGCAGCGGTAGTAAACGCCATAGCTGATCTTCAGGTTGCAACTTTAGAAGTCACTGGCGCTGCGGCGGTTGACGGTCTTTTAACCGCCGGAGCCAGCGTGGCAGTTACTGGTAATGTAACCGCGACAGGAACAGTTGAGCCTGCCGGCGACACCGCTGCCGCTGACAATGCTGCAATAGGTTATACCGCCGCCGAAGGTCTAATCCTTACTGGGCAAGGTTCTACCAACGACGTGACTATTAAGAATGACGCCGACGCCGACGTAATTGAGATTCCAACCGGTACTGTTAATGTTACAATGGCCGGAACTTTGGGAGTTACCGGAGTAGTGTCCGGCGCAGGGTTTACTGCTGGTAGTGCTGTTATCAGCGAAGCAGAGTTAGAATTACTTGACGGAGTAACGGCTGGTACAGCGATTGCTTCTAAAGTAGTTACTACAGACGCAAATATAGACACTACGGGACAAAGAAACCTTACCATATCCGGAGAATTAGATGCTGCAACCGGAGATTTCTCGGGCGCTGTTGACATTGCGGGAGCACTGACTCTAGGCGGCACAGATTTAGCTGTCTCCCACGGCGGAACGGGGGCGGGGACATTTGCCGCCAACGGAGTTATCTTTGGAAATGGGACAAGTGCCCTTGGTGCTACCGCCGTTGGCACAGACGGCCATGTTCTCACCTCGAACGGCTCCGGTAGTGCACCGACATTTCAATCCGCTGGCGGCGGGATTACCATTGGCACGCCACAGACCACCGGCACCGCAAGTTCCGTAACCTTCACAGGTGTACCTGCTGGCACAAATCAAATCGAGGTGTCGTACTTCGGGATCACCTTTTCAACCTCTGCCGTGGCCCGGCTGCGGCTGGGCGACAGCGGGGGTCTTGAAACCTCCGGCTATCTATCCAGTGTCGGCAGTCACTCCGAAAGCACAAACCACACGGACCACATGGCCCTGCACAATAGTGGGATGACTAGTGCCGGAGCTTCGTGCGTTATTCAGTTGAGCCGCGTTACCGGCAACACTTGGTCGATGCACTCCGTCTCTCGGGGAAATCTGACTAACTCCGCGTCGGCAACTAAGGCGTTGTCCGGCGAGCTAACGCAGTTGCAAATTTTTAGCAACACGGGGAATTTTACCGCTGGCACAATCCAAATAATTACTGAATAAACGGAGGCAGTCATGCCGCAGAGAATAGAACACAACCTGACGACTGGCGTGACCCGCACGCTTGATTTGACGGCAGACGAAATCACAGCATTGAACGCGATGCACGCGCGAGCGCCTGCTGAAAAATGGGCGGAAGTACGCAAAGAACGCGACCTCCTACTCAACGCTACTGACTGGTGGACCATATCAGACAGCCCGGACATGACCGACGCACAAACGTCCTACCGAAAATCCCTTAGAGATCTGCCAGCTAATCACGGCGATCCGTTTGACATAACTTGGCCGACCAAACCCTAATGCCGCTAACAAAGATACAATTTCGTCCCGGTGTTAATCGAGAGACTACCTCTTACGGTAATGAAAACGGCTGGTTCAACTCCGACTTGATTCGGTTTCGTAAGGGTCGCCCGGAAAAGATGGGGGGATGGGAGCGTTTAAGCGCAAACCCCATAGACGGTGTTGTCCGATCTCTACATACATGGGCCGCTCTGGACGCCTCTAAGTTTATGGGAACCGGAACGGAAACCAAGTTTTTTATAGAAAAAGGTGGTGAATACAGCGATATCACTCCGCTGAGATCTACGGTTACCTTGGGTACGAATCCTTTAAAAACAGGTGCTGCGGGAAGTGGTGTAGTGACGGTTACGGCAAATGCTCATGGTGCAGTAACCGGAGATTTTGTTAGTTTTAGTGGCGCAACTACAACTGATGGCGTTACCGCCGCACAGCTTAACATTGAACATCAACTCACAGTGGTTGATTCCAATAGCTACACAATTCCTACGGCGGGGTCCGCAAGCTCCGGAGCCACGGCAGGTGGCGGTTCTGCAATTATTGCAAACTATCAGATTAATACCGGTCTTAACACCGTAGTAAGCGGAACAGGTTTTGGAGCAGGCCTTTGGAGTGGTTTATCAACGGGGTATTCTCAGACTACGTTGAATGACAGTGGTGGTATTAATGCGTCGGTTACCTCTTTCACGCTTACAAGCGGGGCCTCTTTTGAAACCGCCGCAACCACGACCAGTGCCAACCTTACGATCATTAGCTCTTCCATTTCGGTGGCGGATTCTAGCGGGTTTCCGGCAAAGGGAACCCTTCTGATTGGAAGTGAAAAAATACGGTACGGGACAAACGTCGGCAACGTGTTTGGAGACATTGTTCGCGCTGAAGACGGAACTACGGTTGCCACGTCCTCAAGCGGAGACGCAGTAGTTTTTGTTGGTTTGATGCTTATAGGCAGTGAGCTGATTCAGTATACCGGGAAGTCTACCCATGTGATTGACGCGGGTGTTGTTCGAGGTGTTCGCGGCACTACGGCAGCGGCGCACGCCGATGGAGTAAACGTTAAGGAAGCAAACGACTTTGTAGGGTGGGGTGAATCTTCCAGCACCGCCGCGAGCTCGGGGTCTAACATTCGTTTGTGGTCACAGGACAACTGGGGCGAAGACCTTCTTCTTAATGTTTTTGACGGAACCCCGTACTATTGGGATAAGACTCTGGGCCTTGGTTCACGGGCCACGGACCTTGCTTCACAATCAGGTTCTTCCGATTCTCCGACAATAACGCGCCTTATTATGGTTTCCGGATCAGATAGGCATGTAGTTTGTCTGGGATGCAACCCTTTAGGTGAAACTGCTCAAGACTTACTTATGGTTCGTTGGTCTGATCAAGAAAATCCTGTTGATTGGACGCCTACCGCTACGAATACAGCAGGATCTCAACGCATTTCTTCTGGGTCTGAGATTATAGCCGCGCAGGCAACTCGCCAGGAAACGCTTATTTGGACAGACACAGCACTTCACGCAATGCGTTTTACGGGGCCTCCGTTTACCTTTGGGTTTAGTATGCTGGCCAACAACATCTCAATTATAGGTCCCAATGCGGTAACTACGATTGGCAACAAAGTCTTCTGGATGGACCGCGAGAACTTCTACGTTTACACGGGCGCTGTTCAGGTCATCCCCTGCACGCTTCTCCGCTATGTGTTTGATGATATTAATCTTGAGCAGAGCTTCAAATCATTTGCGGCATCCAACAAGATGTTTGATGAGGTTTTCTGGTTTTATCCCAGCGCAGATTCAACCGAAATAGATCGCTACGTTAAGTTTAACTACAGTGAAAACACTTGGGATTTAGGAACTCTGTCAAGGACTGCTTGGGTAGATTCCGGTGTTCACGATAATCCAAGAGCCTCTGGCACCGCCAGCGATGTAAATTATGTTTACATACAAGAGCTGGGTGACAGTGACGATGGTTCGGCTATGAACTCCTTTATTGAATCCGCCGATTTTGATTTGGGGGATGGCGAACAATTTATGTTTGTTAGCCGCCTTATTCCGGATATTGACATTACAAGCTCTGATTCAACTGCTTCGGTAAACTATGTCCTAAAGACACGGAACTTTCCTGGGGACAGCTTGACCACTAATTCTACTAATGCGGTTACGTCTACTACAGAGCAGTCCTTTCTTCGCAGTCGGTCACGTCAAGCTACGTTGCGAATTGAAAGTTCGGCATCAGATTTGACGTGGACGTTGGGTGATCTTCGCCTTGATCTTCGCCCTGATGGGAGGCGGTAGTGGCTAGCTTACTGGATAACAGTATGCCTTTAGCTCCGGACCAGTACGAGCCGGAAGTCTTTGTGCGGATTCTTAAAGACATTGAGATGGCTCTCACAAAGATAGAGTTTCCTGCGGTTGTTAGCGGTGAAGACGACACCAATGGCGTGAACTGGTTTATGAACTGATGGCTTCAGCATATAAAAACATAGTGACGACTGTTGGGTCCACGGGTGATGTGGTCGTTTACACATGCCCTGCGGCTACTGCTGCCTTAGTTAAAAACATCAACCTGTACAATAGCCATACGGGTTCTATTGTGATATTTTGCAAAGTAACCGATAGCTCCGCTTCGGCAACGGTGATTTTGCAGAAGATTACTCTGGCCACTTTGGCTTCTTCTTCAGCTACCGCAGACGCTTCCTTCACAGGTCCTTTTGTCCTAGAGGCAGGCGATACGCTAGTTCTCAACTGTGCTACCGCAGCAAAGATACAACTCTTTGCTAACGTTCTGGAGCTTTCCTAATGGCTATAAACACCGCCCCTAAATATGCAGGAGAGCCGACCACGCAATCCGTAGCTAGTGGTTTGGCCACTCTAGGTCGTTACGGCGACAACTACATGGTACATGCGGCGGAAGGGGAGACGATGATCCCCAAGGAGGTTTTTGACGAAAACCCCACCCTAAAGCAGGATCTATTCCGCCAGATGGCGATGATGGGTATCAAAGACCCTAATCGTTATGTTGTCGGACACGAGCTCAACTCTATAAATCCGGATACCGGACAACCAGAGTTCTTCTTCAAGAAGATATTCAAAGCCTTTAAAAAGGTTGTTAAGAAGATTGCGCCGATTGCGGCGCCGATTATTGGTAACATGATTGCGCCGGGTATTGGCGGTCTTATTGCTTCTGGCCTTGTTACAAAGATGCAGGGTGGTTCGTGGGGAGATGTTGCGAAGTCTGTGGCTCTTAGTTACGGAGCAAGCGCACTTACTTCAGGTATTGGTGGCGCGTTGCAGGGTACGAGTTTTGGAAATACAATTGGTATGGGGCCTGTTAATCCCACACAGGGTGGTTTCGGTGGATTTACAAGCGGTTTATCAAGAGGTCTTAGCGCGCCGTTTCAGGCGGGTAGGGGCCTTATACAGGGCGGTACGGCTAGCCCACTTGCTCAAGGCATCCTCGGACCTCGAGGCGCCGGCATTTTCAGTCAGAGCTTGGCCAAAACGCCCTTTGCTCAAAATCGAGGGACAATGAGTACTTTGTTCCCTGGTTATCAGACAAGCGATCAGTTAGCACAAGCTGGCATCAACCCAACGACGGGACTATCTAACTTCGGAAAAACTTCTCCATCCTATTATACTCCGACCGATGGAAATACGAAGGCAATATTAGGGTCTACAAATCCTGAAATTACAGAATATGATATTGCTGGCCGATTCCCGACACCGCCGCCGGGCGATGCTGCTGGGTCTCTCATGCAAAACCCACCTGGGTCCACCACCGCATCCTCCTCCTTCGTACCCGGACTAGAAGCTCCGGGCGCGGGAACTGGGTTTGCTCCGACAATAAATGCTCCGGACTCAAGCGTTGGTAAGGGGGGCGCCTTTGGTGGACTTAAGCCAAGCCAATTAAGTGTAAACCCCGTTGCTGCGGAGACGGCAAGAACTTCGGCGCAAATTCAAGCACAGACCGCTGCGGACTACGCGGATGCCGTAGCAGGCACAGGTAAATATTCTCCGAAGGCGATTGCGGCGGCTTCAGGTGCGTCGGATGCAAGCTCTGGATCTGGTAAATTTTTGGGCTTGGACTTTCCGGGAAGTGAACTTGCAGCAAAAGTAGCGGGTCCGGCTACAGTTTCCGGCTTGTTAGCAGGTGCCGCCTACTTCCTGACCCCGGAAGAAGAGACTACCGCTCAACGGGTTGCCGCACTGAATGCAAATAATCCGCGTCGAGTTGCTTACGATAAGTGGCAGGGTATTGCAGACAAAAATTCGGAAGCCGCAATGGCCTTGAAAAACGAATGGTATGGTCCGAGCTCATACACAGCCGAACAGTTGAGCCGAATTTATGGCGCACAGCCCATTTCAGGAATTACTGCCGCAACGGAGCGGATGGGTAACGCAATGGGCGGTGAAATTATAGGACCTGGCACGGGGACCTCTGACAGCATTCCGGCAAGATTGTCCGATGGCGAGTTTGTAATGACCGCTCAAGCTGTTCGTAACGCCGGAAATGGTAACAGGGATGTCGGAGCAGCTAGGATGTATGATATGATGAACCGCTTTGAGCAGGGAACAGCGTAATGGCCGAGACAACACTTTCAGAACAAGTAGTCCGGCAAGCCCCCTACCTTGAGGAGTTCCAAAAGAAAATTCTTGAGGCAAGTTTTGCTCGAGGTGAAACCCCTGTAGACATCCCTGATATTCAGGTTGCGGGTTTGGACCCCCTTACGCAGCAAGCTTCTACAATTGGTCAGGGCATCGGCCAGTATATGCCGTTCCTGCAAACAGGTGCCGATACCATCGGTACGGGGCTTTCTACACTTCAGGACCGATCCGGTGTCGTTCCGGGCCTGTTTGAGCAGTCTCAGCAGCAGGCTTTAGGAACCACTGGCGCATATGACCCGGCGAGCGCAGCCGCGTTTATGGACCCTTATCAACAGAACGTTACGCAGGATGCTCTTGCAGAAATGCAGCGTCAGGCGTCGATTCAGCAGAACCAGTTGAGCGCGCAGGCGGTTGGCGCCGGAGCGTTTGGCGGAAGCCGTCAAGGAATTGCTCAAGCAGAGTTGGGTCGTAATTTAGCTGACATTCAGAGTCGTCGAGTCTTTGAGGATTTAAGCCGCAACTTCAGTCAGGCTCAAAATGCCGCGCAGACTACTTTTCAAAATCAACAGAACCGCCAGCAAGGTGTTGCCCAGCTTCTCGGCAATCTAGGT